GGGAAGGGAGGAGAGGGGGTACTACTAATTATCTTAATAGATAATGCTGTTAAAAATATCAGGTTGGTAGTGGAACTAGGCTTGTATCAACTATCCAAGTTTCAGGTGAGAATGATGTAGCAACAAAACCTCTAAACAATCTTGTTCGAGGATCACCTGGCACGGCTGCTTCTAACTGATAGTAACGTGCTGGGTTGTCTATAGTTGAATGATAATGGAATGCTCTTGTTAGATTTGCCATTGTTAGATCAAAGGCTGTGTCGCCTGATGGTTCTCTTAGATTGTTTATTTCAATGTTTACTAGATCATATCCATTATATGTTACAACAAACATTGAACCAACACTTTGTTCAAATCCAAAATAATCAGCATAATCTAAACCGTTGGTAGTTTTCTTAACGTATTTTGGTAGACCAATGTCGTTGAGTTCACCACTGAGGTAGGTGCCAGCAACTGGTAACGGAATATTACAAACGGTTGCCCAGTAAGGATATGGTTTGTCTATAGATCCTGCGCCAATATACAAATTTTTCAGTACAGTAAAAATATTCCCGCCTTCCGAATATATAGGAACACCGTCACCCCCTGAACCAACACCAATAGTAACAGTTTTAATGCCGTCAAATATGTCAAAACTAATTCCAATTATGCTGTTGTTGCCGGCGCCTGCACTATACCAAGTAGAAAGATTTCTATATTTTGTATAGTCAATGTCAACATAGGCCTTATTGCTAATAGTAGTTGATCCGGCGCCGACTACTGAAATAGCCAATGTAGATGTATAACCAGTTGTGGTATTGTTTACATTGTCAACATAATCTGGGTCCCAAAATAAATTAACAGAATTAGTGCCTGTGGTAAAAGTCCAACCTGGGCTACCAGTTAAGGAAGCATCGAAGGTTAATACACTATCTAAATCATCAGCACCGTTTACTATTGGTACTAACTCAATAGAAGTTGAAGATGTTAATCCTAGTACAGTGGTTGTAAATGTAGCACTAGTCGGCGAAGCTCTAAAATTAAAAGCTGATATTACATTTTGAAATGTATCTATCCTGTAATAAGGGCTGTCAGCATTTGAAACTAACAGCAGAGATTCAGCATATTCGCCCACATTGGCAGAATAGTAACTTAGATTAAATGTATAAGATCCACCGGGTGATATCTCGGGTTGCAATATACTAATGTCAACATCAACTATTGCTTCTGTGTCATAGTTTGTTGATGTAGTCCTTAATAATTTAACTACTTGAGTTCCGCTGTTGATCACAGTTACCACCTGTGCTGTACTGGTCGTGTTTGGAAAATAGGTAAATGTGGCCAGTGGAGAAACATATAACATCTTTGAATTGGCCGTAGCACCCGTGACTGCAAAGGTTGCACCATCTAGGGTTTCTGTAGTTTGTAGAACGGGTCTTGGAGCACTAAACCCTCCAACGGCAGAGCCATCGGGTCTTTTAAAACCGATGTAGCTTTGAATAGGTACGGAAACTGTCGATGTTGAAGGCATAATTTATATTAATTTAGTTAGAAAGGCACTGAACATTATTTGGCTTTCCTATACAAGGATATCCATGATTTTCTTGCATATCTTTTACTCACAACAACTCCGGTTAAAGTCATTGCTGTTAACCAAACAATGCTATTTGGTATGGATAATTTATTGTATTGATTTCCACGTAACATACTTGTGGCATTATTAAATGACCATTCTACATATTTAGATGCAAATCCAGTTCCATTTTTGAACAATACTGGGAGAATAAATCTTGATCCAAGAACCTGATAGCCTCTTCTGAATGCTTCTCCTAATACCGTGTTGTGCAAAGACTGTTCACACCAACGTATTAATTCTAGTTTTTCAGTCATAGACCATGTGCCTAAATTAGTCAAACTTGTTGCTATCACACATCCGCCACTGCTGCCGCCTGCACCACCTGACGCAGAACACGAGGCGCTGACACCGTCATCGCCACAGGGTCCCGGGGCGTTGCCACCTTCGCCGCCGCCTCCACCCCCATCAACTACAGGAGCAGAAGATACAACTACATCAGCATCTAAACTGGCTTGATCTGAAAATCCGTTGACTGTTCCGTTGATTGTTAGTATGTTGCGATAAGACGTCAACTCTCCACTAGAGTTGGTATAGTCCAGGGTAAAAGGTATGCTGGCAGCGGGTGCTAGACTAACTGCTAAACCTGTAAGTGTTGGATTGGTATAGGTTGTGCTGGCACCAAAGCCCGAAAGGTCGGCTCGATGTTGTGTGCCATCGGCAGTGGCAAATACTAGGCTACTGACCGTGGCCGTACCAGTACCATAGTTATAAAGGGTAAATGTTTTGGGGTCTTGTGGGAAAGGCATGGGGTAGTCTCAAGTTATATAACAATATTCCAATAGCCCCTATTCGGTACTATCTCTAGATCACGTCTCTTATACTTGACCGTGAACAATATTTCATCTTTGGCTGCGTTTCTTTCTACTGCCAAAGATATTCTAAGGGTTCCGCTGGACCAACTTTTAGTAACCACAGAGGTATCGGGGTTGACAAAATAGGGTCTAGTGTACTGAAACCCCCCTTGATTTTTAACATAGTCGATAAAACCAACCCATTGTGTGTCTATGGTTGCTGTAGTACCTGTATTGACGTAAAATGGCTTGTAAATGAAGTATCCGCCTTGATTAAAGAAATAACGTGCAGTCAATGGTGTGGTCCAGGCTGCATTGACCTTGTGTGTGATCTCAGAAGTGGCCTCCATGTCCCAGACCAAGGTCCTAGTACTAGTACCGTTGGTGGTGTTCCAAGTTTCATTGGTCACAGGATCCGCAAAAAACTGATTAGGGTGGCAGACGTATCTCTGAGGCTCAATTTCGTTGATCTGTGCATAGACTGCGTTACTCAGGGTACTACTCACTGTGGTGGTGTTGGTCACTGTGGTAGTGGCTGTGCTTGCGTCAGTGACGTGTATGAATATGCTGTTAAGATCGCTCTGTAGATAATTCCAATCACGGACTTTGATCCTAGTTTTGGTAGTAACAGGACCGCTTACCAGCAGTGGAACACCGTAGCCATTCTCTCCAATACCAATGATGTCATTGACAATGGTATAGCTGTCCATGTAGTCAGCGACAGCCACAGTGGCAGTTGATCCAGGAGAAATGGGTAAAGTCATAATCAACTATTTAGCCCTAGTTTTATTTGACAGGTTGATCAAACAATTAAATACATATATAATAGTATATAAGATAAGGAACAGCCAAATTGTCTAAGAAACTCGGAATCATACAAACACGGGGCCTAGGTGACATCATCATAGCCTTGCCCATAGCCCTGAACTTCCACGAACAAGGGTATCACGTACACTGGCCCATAGTAGATGCCTGGGTAGAACAACTCACAGCACAGGCCCCCTGGGTCAAGTGGATACCCATTACCCCGGATCAAGGCCCTTTCTTCTATGACATACCCAGAGAACGCCTAAAGAACTTTGGCTGTGACGAGATCATATGCTTGTATCAAGCATTGACAGGACACCCACATCTTGTCCAAGAGCCCTGGTTCCAACACACGGCCTTTGATCAGTACAAGTACATACGTGCAGGTGTGCCTTTCAAAGACAAGCTACGTTTACCGGAGTGTATCACCCGTGACCCAGGGAGAGAATCAGCTTTATATGATCAACTCATCGGTGAGAACAGCCCACCCTATGTGGTCACCCATTTAAGCAGCAGTGAGCAGACTGTGCGCTACGATCCACAGATCATACCCGAGGGTTGGATGACCGTACCCATATCAAATCAGGGCCGCATCTTTGATTGGATCAAGATCATAGAGGGTGCAGAAGTGGTTATAATGACTGACAGTGTGTTCGCTAACCTAGTAGATGGATTGGATATACAGGGTCCGGAACGCTACTTCATCCCCCAGCATCATATACAACTGTCAGCAACCTTATTGGGCAACTGGAGTTATCTGCACAATCCAGAACTCAAACCCCAAGCCCGTATATTCGGAGCAGGATAACATGAGAATACTAGCACCCATAAGCCTCGGCGAGTTAATTGATAAGATCACTATTCTTGAGCTGAAACAAGAGTTGATCAAAGACCAAGCCAAACTAGAGAACATCCGCTACGAGTTAGATGAACTCAACAAGATTTTAAGTAACCTACTAATTAAAACACCCCTACAGGATGAGCGTGAAACGCTCAAAGCGGTAAATCGTGCGCTATGGGACATAGAGAACTTCAAACGTGAGTGCGAAGGCAATGGCCGCTTTGATCGTGCGTTTATAGCTGCTGGCAGAGAAGTGTACCTAAAGAACGACGTCAGAGCACAGATCAAACGTGATATTAATATTAAAACGGGCAGTAGTATAGTAGAAGAAAAGAGCTATAAGTAAACTCTCTTTACTCGTATAAGTCTTGTTCACGACGTCGAGTCAACTCAGGATCTAACAAGTAAGCCCAGAATAGATCAGTTTCCCGTACATGAATACAAACACCAATGGTCTGCATGTGAGTGTATACAGCTATGGGATCAAAACGATCTAGCTGATCACCTTCCAAGTAAGTGTGTACGCAACATAATCTCATAGTGTATATAGTTATACATGAAACTGCCCGATGCTACTGTAAAGAGCGACTAGATCATATATATACATAAACTCACAATGAGTGTGTACATGTGTGTATGTGACTAGTATAGCATAGAACACGTATACAACAATACCCCGCTGTAGCCCAAAGCATATATACTGTAGATCTAATGTGTGTATAGTGTGAATACCCCGCTGTACGGTCTCTAGGATCTGCGTCTGCCAGCAGTTCAACAACGCTAGTTGGTGAGCTGAAAGCAGTGTCCGAACCGTGAATACCCCGCTGTAGGGGCCTGGTGGGGGACAGTGGAGAACTTTGGGAGACTGTGGAAAAGTATTTGACTATAGCCTCTCAACCCCACCGTGACCTCAAGAATTCTACCCTAAAAAACCGTGGAAAAGGCTGTCAAACTGGGCCAAAATCCACCAAATTCCGGCCTTTTTCCACCAATTTTCCATGGTTTCTGTCACTTATTTGCCACAATTATCCACACTGATAACTTGCTCTTGAACCAGTTCTAGTGTATAATTACTGTATGCAGAGTAGTGTATACTGTGTACGGGACTCTAGCTCATGTTGGTTAGAGCAGCGGACTCATAATCCGTTGGTGCTGTGTTCGACTCACAGGAGTCCCACCATATATACAGTAGAGTTATATACAGTAAATAGAGTAACAAACCCGAGGATGCAGGATATATACTTGTCAGTGGGGATCAGGAGCTAGAAGTCTGGGAGATCTTCGAGACAAGTTGAGGGGTGATATAGTCTAACCGTTACTGCGCCAAACCAATAACCATATAAACTTCTAGCGGTTAGGGCTCATTATCGAGAGATAATAGGAATAAGTTGGCGGGGATTCGATAACGACACCTGCGTATATTGAATACTGACGATAGAGATAATGTTATTATGCATTATCTCTATTTTCTTTTGTGATTATCTATTAATACTGCGAGCAGTTTCTTCATCTAATACTACGGCAAGCATATTAAATGCGTCTTGCACATTATCATTATCTTCATAATCTTCATCGATAATGAATTGTAATTGCAACATTGCATTATCTAAACGCTGTTTATAATCTAACATAATGGTATTTCCTTTTTATTAAACAAATTCTATATTATCTGTACGTAATTGCAGTTTTGCAACGTCTGTTAAGCGACTTACTTCTGCTTGCAGTTCCTCATATATAATATCTCCGCTAACATAAGCGCATTTTGCTTGTGTAGGGAATATATGCACAATATCTCCATTATCTTTTACTTTAGTATGTACGTTAAATGCGACAACTAGTTTATATAATTCTTTATTGCGATTATAAACAAGTTTTGCTTTAGCAAGTGTATTAAATGCAGTACTTAACATAGGAGCTCCTTTTTAGTGTATGTGTGTATTATAGTGTCTTTTTGGAGTGCCGTCAAGTGTGGCTTTTAGTACACGGTCTTGTTGTAGGGTCTTTGGTTGACGGATTGGTAAAACCTTGCTATAATACACTATGACGACACAAACACTAACCCGCAAAAAGCGCACAGACCGCAATCATATCATATATGAGCTCGTGGTCAATGGCAAGAACTACATAGGCGTCACTGCCAAGACAGAGTCTACAGTGAACAAGAGTGTACTGTCACGTGCCGCAAAGCATTTCTATCGTGCAAAGACAGAGACCAAGAACTGGCTCTTGTGTGCAGAGCTTCGTACTTTGGCTGACAAGTCAGAGATAGAAGTATACGTGCATGAGGTCATACGTGGCAAGGGTGCCGCGCACAAGAGAGAAGTTGAGCTTCGCAGGTTGCTCAAGCCCATTTTAAACACTGACACAAGAGGAGATTGACATGAAGACAGCCAAAGTAGAGGGACAGACTGTTACCATTGGTGACTGGGTGGGCTTTAAAGCCGACATTGAACAAAGCGGACAGATCGTAGAGATCAAGTCCAGCTACATGGGGCAGGCTCTTGTCTTAGAGAACAAGGGCGGCTTCCATGGTGACTATATTGGTGGGGAAACAATAACCACACAGGAAGCCAGGGATTGTTGGCTCGAAGGTTGACACGTTGGTAAAACCACTGTATAATAAACACATCAACAACGAAACAGGAGCGACGAATGTTTAGTTCAAATGCACAGTCAGAGTTCAAATGCCTGCTCAAGACTTTCTCTACTGCCAAACGAGCGGAGATGGACACTTGGGCGTTCTCTGCGGGCTACATGGAGAGCTTGGCGGACTCTATGTTCTATTACTTGCCCAAGCGGGAGCAGAAGGCCTTTCTCAAACAGATGCAGGACGCAGTTGACAAGATTGCGGCGTGACTGTATAATACACACAAAGGAGCGCGATATGAAACAGAATTACACCATGTACTGCTACAAGAAGGACCGCCGTTGCAAGACTGGCGAGAGACTGTTCTCCACCACTGTGTGGCAGGACCGCACACTGGAGGGCTTGGAGCGGGAGATGCGTGACATGTCACGTGACCTATATCCGGGCACTGACTGGCGCTTTGAGTTTGTACCCACAATGAAGACTGTGAAGAACTTGATGACGGGTGTAGACGTACAAATAGCACATGACACTCCCCGCTCATGTGATCCTTCAAGCGAGCTCTACTGGAGCATGTAATGAAGAACGAGATTGAACGACTGAACTTTGTGATCTGGGCAAAGGATCGGTTCCCGGGCTTTACCACCAATCATCTACAATGGACCAAGGCCAATCGGGCATGGCGGGCTGTGGCTCGTAAAGACCAGATGGTTGACAAGGTTATTAGAACCTGCTATAATACACACTTACACACTAAGGAGCTGACATGAGCATTCAAACAGTCAACGCAGAGATCCTGCAGGGTAACTTCACCAACGATCAACTGATCTCAATCATCGACGCTGTGAAGTTTGCTCGGGCGCGGCTTACGGACATGAACAAGCGAAGCCTGCACATTGGCGACGAGGTCAGCTTCACCAGCACCAAAATGAGGCAGACTGTTCGGGGCAAGGTACGCAAGATCGCTATCAAGTTCGTCACAGTGGACACTGGACAGACTCTGTGGCGAGTGCCGGCTAACATGCTGTCTCTTGTAGAAGATCGAGAGTTTGCTTGACCTTAGGCCCTGTGGGGTCTTTGGTTGACACTGTGGTAAAACCGTGTTATAATTGTCTTACACTAACAAGGAGTTGATATGCGTACACAGACTACACGTTTGCTTGAGATGATGGACGAGGGATTGATCAGCGCCACAGCCGTTGCAGAGATGGCACTGAGCTACATGAGCGAGGACGATGTAGCGGACATGATGCGAAGCAACGACATCCTGGACGAAGAGGATGAGGATGACGGCCAGCCCGACGAAGCCCAGGAGTGGGAATCGTTTGACGCAGACTGCTAAGGCGGTTGACAGGGACTAAGAACCCTGTTATAATACACACATCGCAACACACTAAGGAAACAAAATGACCAAGCTAGAACTATTGGCCAGTGAACTGGCGTTCATGAGCAATGAGAGTCTTGCTAAGTTAGCAAGGATTTTGGTAGAAGACTATCCTGCCAGGGCCAGCTCTTTGGAGTGGAACCTAAGTGTAGAGATCCAAGATGTGACTATTAGACAAATGGAAGGCACTGCATGACACGCGAATACGACGAACTGGCAGTTTACGAACGCAACGGCTTTGATATCATTGTGGAGAAGACCTATGAAGACCTGGACCCAAAAGACTGTTTCGATGACTCCTGCTTCGACCTCAAAGAGATGTATAGCGACATCGAGTGCGGGAACCTTGATTGGTTCATGCTCCGTGTCCGAGTTATGGTTGAGAACATCGAACTCAGTTCACAGTTCCTGGGCGGATGCTTATACAAAGACGCCCGCGAAGTCCTTACTGACGGGACGGCCGAAGACCTCATCGACATGGCGTTGACTGAAGCCAAGCGGGATGTGTACAGGCTGTACAAGAAGTTCCAGGACATCAGCTGGGAACTTGATGCAGGACATGTGGCATGACTATTAATAAGAATGAAGTACTACAGTGGACAGGAGCGTTCTTCATCACTGTGGGACACGTGCTCAACACCATGGGCAGTGCCTATCACAAGGACATTTGGAACATTGCCGCGTTCGCTGTGGGAACTGCACTGTTCTTGACGTGGACCATCCGTGTGGCAAATAAGCCACAGATGGCAGTCAACGTTGCAGGCTTAGCCACAATGGCTGTAGGGTTATACAAAGCATTTGGTTGACTGATTGGTAAAACCTTGCTATAATAAGCACATGGACAGTTAGAAAAGAGTTAAAGGTTACCTAGTCCGCTAGGGGTGAACGAAGGGTGATACGACCCGGATACCCATGAAGCAGGAGGGTCCTAAAGTAAGGCGAGACACCATCGAGCCCGAGGATAAGGACTATCAAACTCCAGGAAGGCGGCGGACCGCTAGGCTGTAATGAGGTCTTGACGCAAGTTGGTGATGCGTGTCAAGAACTTCCTTTAATTCTTTTTTAACTGTCCATTAGGGGTTGACAGGTTGGTAAAACCATGTTATAATATACACTTACACACAGCAACTAAGGAGCAACTATGCAAGCACTAGCAAAGTTTATCGAGCAGAAGAATCACTGGAACTCATTCTTCAAAGGCGAGCAATACGAGATTCAAACAGCCCGCGGTCGTCAGCGTGTCGCAGACATGATTGATGCGGCCCTTAGCCCTGAGAACTTGACCTGCGATGGGGAACTTCCTCGCGCAGAGGTCAATCGGAGATATAAGGAGCTGATGACTGCGGCCAAGCAACTCAAGAAGCTTGACCCTGCTGTTAAGTTCTACGAATACGAAATGGAGATCTAAGATGCCTAATTGGTGCAACAACACATTGACGCTGGAACACGAAGACCCAGCAATGATCGCCCGAGCCAAGGCTGCGTTCCTTGATGGTCGCTTGCTAGACGAGTTTATTCCAGTGCCTAAGAGCCTGCATATTGTTTCAGGTCGTTGCGGTGCTGATGACAATCCTGAACAGATTGCTCTAGAGGCGGCACAGAAGAGCAACATCGAGGTGCATGGCTACAAAGACTGGTATGACTGGTGTGTCAACGAGTGGGGCACCAAGTGGGATGTAGGTGGTGATGATGGCACCTACAATGATATCGAAGGTGGTATCATCCTGGGCTTCGACAGTGCATGGGCTCCTCCTATTCAGGCTTATGAGAAACTGTTCTACATGGGCTTTAAGATCCGTGCTATGTATTACGAGCCGGGTATGGCGTTTGCTGGTATCTTTGAAGATGGGGCAGACGAATACTACGAGTATGGTGGCATGAACAGTGATCAGATTGCTGAAGAACTGCCAGTAGAACTAGACGAAGCGTTTGGTATCAGTCAATCGGTTAGTGAGTGGGAACAAGAGAACGCCGAAGAAGAATAACCCTAAGCCCGAAAGGGCTTTTGGTTGACAGATTGGCTAAAGTGCGCTATAATACACACTTAGCAACAAAGGAAACACAATGTACAAAGTAACAGCAACACTAAACACAAACGGCACGGGATATTGGAGCAACACTGCTACGGCTGTAGAGATTACGGCATTGCAACTAAGCTACATAAACGACGAGCTGGACTTTGGCGAGTTGCGTGTGCGCTTTAACACACGTACATGGGACACAAACAAAGACGGTCTCATTTACACAGACAAGCAGTTTATGCGAGAGCTTAAAGAGCTGTTAACTTCTAAGGGATTTGACGCTAGCGATGTAAGCTACAGCGAGCAGGGTATGCAGGGAGACACTTATGTGTCCTGCGATGTTGGTGAGCGTTTTATTAATACGTTTATGCAAAACGCATGACCCTAAGCCCGAAAGGGCTTTTGGTTGACAGATTGGTAAAACCGTGTTATAATTATGACACACTGAAACACTAAGGAGCAACAATGTCAAGCTACCCAAATATGAGTTACTGCATGTGCGAGAACACCCTGTCTGCACTGGGGCAAGTAATGGAAGCCATGCGCGAAGAAGGCCCTATGTTCCTGCAGGAACTGAACCGCACAGAGAAGAGGGCCTATCAGGAACTGTTCAATATGTGCGAAGCATTCCTAAGTGCCGCAGAGGAACTTGAGGACGAAGCAGGACGTGAGAGCGAGTACGGCAACGAGGACTGCGGTCTAGAAACTTGCAGAGATTGATATGAGCGAAGATACTAAATTTTTCTTAGAGATGTTACTGCTCAAAGCAGTGATGGTGGCCTTTATAACTTTAATATGGTGGATGGTAAAATGATCACAGCAGACACACTAGAGGTTCTTATAACCTACAGCCCACAGCAATTGACAAAAGCCGCACAGCTCGCAGGCTATAAAGGCCCGGAGTTCACTTCATGCAAGTTCATTGGCATCACCAACGGCGGCCAGTTCTGCTACACAGCAGTCTTCCAAGTCAAAGGCGGTACTGACAGCACCAAGGTGTTCCTGGACTATAACCACACAATGGATAGGGTCTTTACTGACTACCAGTTGACAGAACTATCATAAGCTGTTATAATAAACACTTACACACACTAGGAGCACACAATGGCAACACGAAGCACTATCGCATTGGAATTCGCAGACGGCACAGTAGAGCAAGTCTACTGTCACTGGGACGGCTACTTGGCACACAACGGTTTGATGCTGTTGGAGCACTACAGCAACCCGTTCATCTTGCGTGACTTGATTGACCTGGGCGGCTTGAGTAGCCTGCGCCCTACAATTGGCACCAAGCACGCCTTTAGCCAGTTTGACTTGCCTAAGGAAGAAGTAGAAGCCTTTATCAATCGGACAGCAAATATGTGTACCTTCTACGCCCGCGATCGCGGCGAGAAACTTGTTGCACACAAGTTCGTTGACTTCCAGGACTACTTGGCTCATCACTCATACGAGGAATACGAGTACATCCTACGCAAAGACGGCAACTGGTATGTTCAATGCCACGATGACCCCTATGTTACATTGAAGTCTGCAATTGCAGACGAACAAGATCGAATTGCACAAGAGGAGACAGCAGAATGAGCGCGATTAAAGACTTAGCCTACGACATTGAGCAACTGTACATTGATGGCATGAGTGCCAAGATGATTGCAGTAACTTTGGATTGCCCGATTGAACAAGTATTGGGCTTCCTAGAAGACACTGGTGTGGCGGATTCGCCACAGGAGGACGAGATCTATAGTCCCTACTACGGCGCATAAAACCAAAAAACGGTTGACACAGCCGCCCAATTGTGTTATAATTAATTAATGCGAAATAGTTCGCAGGACACACAGACATTCACACATAAGGAGATTATATGTCTAAATCATTTACCCATGCAGGTGTTTCTAAGTTGGACGGTGAGTTCAAAGTTCGTTTCGCTAATGATGCGATGCGTACCAAGGTCTTGATCAAGAACGGTCACACTGACATTGATATCGTTGAGTTGAAGAACCCAATGACCAAGGAAGAAGCCCTTGTTTATCTGATTAGCATCGACTTCGACAACGGCAACACTGCTGTTCGTGCAGCATTGGAGTCTGAAGTTGACAAGCGTGGCAATACGCCCAAGGCTGCGTCTAAGGACAAGCCTAAGAAGGAAGCTAAGAAGCCTAAGAAGGCTCCTGCTCCTAAGCCCACGCTAGCGGCTATTCGTGCCAAGGCCCCTAAGACTACAGTCTCCAAGGCCGAAGTGGTAGCCCAGTTGGCTGACATGGAAGACGCACCTTACTAATCAAAGAGGGGCAGTGCCAATAAGTCCCCTCTAGCACACCGGGGTATTCAGAGAGACTATGAGCAGATTACAATTATTCGGAAGACCTTGGGTAGTATTTGATGCCCACAACAAAGAACATCGCAAATGGTTTGCCAACTTTAATAAGTACGGCGCCTGGGGCAGATGCCCTGTAAGGTTTGTGGTAAACGATTCACACGGTGATCTTGTTACCCAAATCCAAAGAGAACTCATTGCTCACTATGTGGGTCGAGAGTTTGGCAAAATTAATGCTTGACCTTATAGGTTATACTTGCTATACTAGTAGCAACTGTTGAGAAACAGAACTTATAAGGAAAACATAAAATGAAAAGATTTAGTGAAGAAACAAAAACTTTCAAGTTGTTCAACGCAATGTACAACGGCGAGAAGGTTACTGCTAGCCAAGCAGAGAAGCGTTTTGGTATTAAGAACGTGAGCGCCGAAGTCAGTCGCATTCGTCAAAGTGGTTATGCCGTTTACGCTAACAAGCGTACCGCTGGCAACCACGTTGAAGTTACCGAGTACACAATCGGTACACCAAGCCGCAAGATCGTTGCCGCTGGTTACAAAGCATTGGCGCTTGGCCTAGTCTAAGAGTTCGCTCCGAAGTCCTGGGGGTAGTGTCCCAGGCAACCCCCGAACCCCGCCCACTGTGAAGTGCGTGGGGTTCATCTTGTTGTAAAAATACAACACGCACCTAGGTGTGTGTCAGTTGACAGATTGGTAAAACCTTGCTATAATTAGCACATAGACAGCAACACACTAGGAGCACAAAATGGCCAAACTGCTAATCACTACACAGGTTTATGAGAACTACGGCGCCCATGATTGGGACGGCGTTGGCGAGTGCCCCCAGTACTGGAAAGCCAAAGGCGGCAACGACTACGTGGTCAAGAAGTTCAAAGACCTCAACAAGGTCACAGAGACCGTGATGGCTCTGCGTGGTCAGATTGAGCAGGACAATGAAGGCTTCCGCGAGACGATCATCGGTTGGGAGATCGTAGCCAACGACTACCTCACTGAGTTCGAAAAGGATCAGTTGGAATACGAAGGCTCCATCCGCTACCCAGCAAAAGAGTTGGTTTGGTAAGGAGCACATGATGATCGTACACAATGTTCAAGTCTACCCTGTCTATGCTGGTCATGTGAATGATCACAAGGTCATCAGAGAGGAAGAGTTCAACACCCGTGAGGATGCACTCATGTGGGCGGGATTCTACAACCAGCATCGTGATAACTGGAACATAAATGGCTGGCTCGAGACCGGCAACGGATTCGAGGCTGTCTACACTGGCGCCATTGACGCTGAGACTGGAGAGAACCTGTAAAGACCCGACGGTTGACTGGGTTATTGTTTGGTGCTATAATACATACATCGCAACAAGGAGTTGATCATGCTGAAATTGATAGGTTGGTGTACTGTAGTTTGGGCCATGTTCCATTTTGGAATTGCTCAACTGGTCGCAATCTATTGCATGGTTGGCCTCTCTTTCATCGCAGGAGTTTAATATGGGCTACAAGGTTTTGGACACCACAGACATGATGCGTACCAAGTACGGCCCCCGCAAGGGACTCGAAGGTCCGTTTAACTTCTCGGGCAAAGTGTTGTATTATTGCAACAAAGAGGGTGCCTACTACGATCCGACCACAGACTTCTATGTCGAGCAAGCAGAGATGGATTTGATCAACCAAAGACTGGTTGACATCTTGTCCAAATGAGCTTATAATACACACATGGACAACGCAAAAGGAAGCAAGATGAACGAACCAAAACCCCTAGCACTACGGCTGGCTGATGAAATGGAATCCAACGGCGAATGCATAAGTGCCTCCGCCGAACTGCGCCGACTGTACCACGAAGTGCAACGGTTGCAAGATAAGCTAGATGACATAGACTACCAGAATTCAATGAATGCTTAAACGGTTGACATTAAATGGTTTTGGGTATATAATACACACATGGACACAAACAAACAGGAGCACAAAATGGATTACAACAACATAGTAAACACTCAACGGGGCATGGAACAGATGCTGGGCAAGACCTTTGTTCAAGTCTCTGGTTCCGTTGGCGGCGATGAGATGACTTTCGAAACTGCAAACGGCGAGCGTTTCATGTTCGCTCACTCACAGGATTGTTGCGAGCGTGTGGACATCAATGACATCGTTGGTGACTTGCAGGACTTGGTGGGCGAGCCCTTGTTGATGGCCGAAGAAGTTCGCGGCGCTACTCCTGTGGACTTTGACGAGGGAGATCACGAGAGCGTGACTTGGACCTTCTACAAGTTCGCTACCCGCAAGGGCTATGTGGATGTGCGTTGGTTGGGCGAGTCAAACGGCTACTACAGCGAGAGCGTGGACCTGTTTGTAGAGGGCGTGGTTGTTCCCGGAGAACACCAGCCCACTCTAAACGACCTGCTACGTGCCAAATTAGCAGGTTGACAGGGCCTAAGAATCCTGTTATAATACATACACACTAACACAAAGGGAGCGACAGATGGCTAAAAAAGTAAACTACGATGCGTTTAACAGTTTCGACCTTAACGAAGCTTGTGACCATTTTGACTGCGTAGACCAGAAGCAATGGGCTAAGATCCGCCCGTTCATTGTAGCAGACGGACAGGACTACGAGACTGTAATGGTAGAGAACTTCGACTTTGAAGACGTTACAGACAGCGAGCACGAGGCCTTCTGTGCAGGCGTTAAGTATGCCCTTACTAAGATGAACATTGCCTTTGAGAAAGCAGGCGTGGAACTGGAAGTGGCAGAAGTGGACTTGGTAGAGGCATTTGGCTATATGCTAGTCCGTGTAGATGACGAGCCCGAGAGCTTTGTTAAGCGAGCCCTTAAGAAGCCCGTCATGATGGTTGACAGCTGGGTCTAAAGCTGTTATAATACATACACACTAACACAAAGGGAGCGCAAAATGAAACTCAATGAACTGCAGATACACAAGAACATTGGTACAATCCAAATGGGCAAGGACGAGGACGGTGATCGGTTCTACGCCTACACTCACTTTGCCTCCGGCAACACCTCCGATGAGGACACCATCAAGGGTGCCAAAGAGATGTTGGATTGGGAAGAAAAGAACTACCAAGAAGTCCAATCGGCCATCCGTGTATTGGCGGGCCGCGGCTACAAGGTGTTCAAAGAGGTAGCATAATTTGCCGGAGTGTCAGCCTACCACTAGACCCTGCAACAGCAACCCCCTGCCGCAAGGCCAATGGTTGCATCGCCTGGGCACTTCGTAGGTTGACACCGAGGTTTTTCTATGTTACAATACAGACTTACACAACAAGGACACACAATGACATTACCTAAGCCAATCGCATCCAGCACTGGTGGAACGATTACCTACACAAAGACCGGTTTGATCCACAGTGCCGGCAAAGCCTACAGCGGTAAGATTGCCGCTCAAGAAGCTAAATCAAAGTCAAAATAAGGACCAATGATGGTTGCAATAGATCCAACAGAGATAGCAAAAGCCTTTACCGAACATGGCGGTGCATTTGACCGTGGCGCCGCAGACAGTTATTACAATCGCTCACGCAATCCCCACAAGTGGCCAGATGGCACCTATCAAGGACTGAGAGTTGACCTTGAACCTGGTACAGCAGAATACGAAGCCTACATGATGGGCTATGATTACAACGAAGCCCACGGCGACAAGAAGGAGTACTAAAATGTCAGTTGAATTTACACTTGAAGGTCTTACACCCCGTCAGATGATCCTAGCAGATATCATCTGGGCCTGCGAAGACAAGCCCGAAGTTGATCGCTTCATCAAGGCACTGCCCACACAGGCTTTCCGCAATGAAGCAAAGAGCATCGTGGATCTGATGAAGATGGCGGCCGTCGAACAATGCTACGATGGCATTGCAGAGCCCATGGATGTCAAAGCCCTGCTGGCCAAGATCAGCATTAGAAAATGATGAACTTCATCGGAACCGCAGTCACAGTCTTTGGCCTGTTCATCCTGGTCAGTCTAGCCTGTGCCCTGCCTGTGATGTGGTTGTGGGACTGGTTGATGCCCACCATCTTCGGACTCAAAGAGATCACAGTGTTCCAAGCATGGGGTTTGAGTGCCTTGTGCGGGCTGTTGTTTAAAAGCAACATCAGTAAATAACTGTTGACAGAAGCGTAAAACGGCAGTATAATACATACTTACACACACTAAACAGGAGCTAGAAATGATTGCATTAGAGAACATTGAGTCCATCCACAACACTGCATCCACTGCCGCACAAAAGGCCGCACAGGACTACATTGCCAAGCATGGCGAAGATTGGTACTGCGGCTTTGCTTGGGTTACGGTCTACGAAAAGGGCTCAACGAAACTGGGCCGTGCATTGAAGGCCGTGGGCTTCAAGCCAGCATACGGTGGCGGACTCCAGCTGTGGAATCCAAGTGGACACGGCACACAGAGCATGTCAGTCAAAGAAGCTGGCGCTGAGGCCTACGCTGATGTGCTGAGAAGCTTTGGAATTGACAAAGCCTACGCAGGCGGCCGAGCAGACTGAACAAGGGGCGCAAGCCCTTTGTTGAACATGTTGCCGAAGTTGGTTCGGTTAGACAGGGAGATCCAATTGCCCATGTCGTTAGCGTGTTCAACAAAGAGCTTGACAAACTCTAAGAAGTCTGCTATAATACAATTTTAAACACTTAAGGACTAACATGGCCGCAACAAAGACCAAAGCACCCAGCAAGGGCACCACAGTACTAGAATTCGATACGGATGCTATCAAGCGCCGTGAGAAGGAAGTAGCCAAAGAGACTGACAGCCAGATCCTGGATCGCTTGTCAGAGCGCTTTGAGATTCTGGACGAGATGACCAAGGCTGTAAAGAACGGCAATGTCCGTGCTATGATTGTCAGTGGCCCTCCGGGCGTGGGCAAGAGCTACGGCGTAGAATCCGTGCTACAAAAGGACGGCCTGTTCGACACATTGGCAGAGCGCAAGCCCAAACATGAAGTCTGCAAGGGTGCCATGTCAGCCATTGGACTCTATGCTAAACTCTACGAGTTCTCAGCTGTAGGCAACGTTGTAGTCTTTGACGACTGTGACAGCATTCTAATGGAAGACCTGAGCTTGAACATTCTCAAGGGTGCTTTGGACAGTTCAGAGCGCAGGTTCATCAGCTGGAACACAGACAGCCGCCTGCTACGTTCGGAAGGCATTCCAGATCGCTTCGAGTTCAAAGGTGCCGCTATCTTTATCACTAACATCAAGTTCGAGCACGTTCGTTCAAAGAAGTTGCGTGATCACTTGGATGCATTAGAGTCACGTTGCCACTACATTGATCTGCAAATGGACACCAACCGTGAGAAGATCTTGCGTATACAGCAGATCGCCCGTGACGGTAACATGTTGGATCGCTACGAGTTTGAGCCCATCCAAAAGGACGAAGTCATTGAGTTCATCATTGAGAACCAGGACAAGCTACGTGAGCTGAGCCTGCGTATGGTGCTGAAGATCGCTGATCTGCGTAAGAGCTTTCCAAAGAACTGGGCCGCTATGGTCAAGACCACGTGTATGAAGCGAGCGTGACATGATACGTAATATACAGCGTATCTCAGCACTGGCTGCAATGATAGCGGTGCTGTGGGTACTCTACGCAGACTCACCCGTGGAATACGGGTGGGCCGTGTGGTGCGTGTTGGCCATAGCAATGATCCTAGAGCAACTATCGTTCCAGACGGGTGTAGTACATGGCATAGACATGTACACCCAGATGACACCCGATCAACAAAAAGATGTTAAGAAGATACTGGACGACCAATGATTGATACATGTACATACATAGGGGACGGTAGCGGCTGTACAGCGCCTAGCCTACCCGGGCGCAATTACTGTGCAGAGCACCTGTACGTAGTCTACAAAGAGGGTACAGCACGGGCCAAGCGCAAGAAGGAACTTACCATAGTGGACAAGGTTCGACTGGTAGAAGAGCTCATGCACGAAGCCATAGCAGAGCTGGAAGCTGAAGGCTTTGACTGCTACGGTGAGAGAGAACTGGACCTAGACGAGGCCTGAGGGGCCGACCGGGGGGGTGGGGGGGTATACATGCAAACAAGTTAGTAAGCACTAACTTGCAAGCATGCCAAACTTTCTCTAAAGTTCTCAAACTTCCCCCAGTTCTTTCCAAAATCAACCACCATGTTAGAGTAGATCACCAGGGGCCGAGATCTCTTGACCACTTTTTAACTGCGCGGCAATTTTTTAGCTACAGTAGACCCCGGTGAGCTCGCAGTTAAATAAGTCATGTTTACCAGACTAATATCACTGTTGCCCAGTCCCCTGTGTTTTCTCGGGTTTCTCTACAGTGTCAACAACAGTGGTCATTACAGCGTATGTAATGTGACTCACGACTACTCCATGCCCGCAATGTGGTTAATCATGACTCTAGCGCATCTCCCGCCCTGGTTTCGACGTTAAGCTGGATCAGCTTTTACTCGTATAGTTTTTTTGGATGCTGTGGGTTCAACTGCTGTGCCGTTGTTTAACTGACTCACTACACTGTCAAATGTGTCCTGTGCTTCCCAAGTTCCGTGTGGTGGACAGTGCAAGAAGGTCACTGCTTCCACAGTTCCATCTTCTCGTACCACAGTGTTATGGTGAACGCTGACCACTAGATCTTGTCTAATAGCCAGTGGTGTGCCTTTATGAGCCGGCGTGGCATTGGTTAGTTTTATGTACATAGTGTTCTTAGTATACACTCTAAAAACTAGACTGTATATACATTTTGGAGGTTTGAAAATTTTTTTAACTATTTTTTCCGCTAGCATATAGAATTCTTGACATATCGTATAAGTATGTATATAATGTTTAATTGTTCGGAAAATTATGCTATACACTATCACAGCTTTGGAAGATCCACTACTAGCCTTGATCAAGGACGATCCTGTTCGTCCTGACATTCCCATTGACTTCCGAGTTTCTGAACATTGCAGTGTATACGTGTTATTGGACGATCTATACAGTAAGCCACAAGCCGTAGTCTGTGTTGCCCGTAAAAGTTCAGTGCCCAAAGATGTTCTAGAGTTGGCAGCATTGGATCTTGAGGTTCCTACAGTGGCAGTATTCTACACTATATGGAGTTATGTGCCCGGAGCAGGACGCAGACTCATACAAGAAGCACAGCGTAGTATACGCTTAGACTACAAGAACATAGTGACTTTTGTCACATTATCACCACCCACAGAAATGGCACGTACATTCCACTTACGCAATGGTGCTGGAGTACTCAGTGTTAACCCAGACACAGTCAATTACATCTATGACTAATACATTTTATCTGGACATGGACGGAGTTGTTGCGGATTGGGACACGGCTGCCAGTGAGTTTTTAGGACGCCCTACACGGGGTGCTGATCCACGTACACACTACAAGAACACTCCAGAAGAATGGCTTCGTATCAAGACGCAGGGTAGATTTTATCGTGATCTACCACTAATGCCACGTTGTAGTGAACTAGTTGATCTAGCTCGACGTTATCGTGATGGACTAGGTTGGGAATTATTGTTTCTAACTGCTGTGCCCAAAGATGATGATGTACCCTGGGCCTATTACGATAAAGTACTGTGGGCCCAGGCTCACTTCCCCGATATACCCGTACACTTTGGACCGCATAGTTGGGACAAGCACAGGCACTGTATTGCGGGTGATATCTTAGTGGACGATAGACCTGATAACTGCTCACAGTGGATCGCTGCTGGGGGTTTGGCTGTACAAGTACTAAATAATAATCTAGGGGACACTATACGACAGGTTGCCTTTGATTTGAATCGACGAATGAGCCTACGTAGTATGGCTTCGTTGAATGCCATGGCGGACGCCATTGTGGCTGCAGGTGGTTTTAAAGTTGGTAATTAAATGAATATAATTTGCTTTAGTTCGCACACAGCAGGAGGGATACTGTGTGATTTAATGAATAACACTCCCCTTGACCATGTTATCTCAAACTCAAACAAATTTGGCCCCGAGACACATTCAACGTACCGTATCAACAATCGAGAGCATAATATGTTAAAAGGTTTTATGAGAATAAAATCTAGATATATAGATGTAAGCAATGGGGCATTTTCTGAATACATTTATTCCCGGGCCATAGATGAACTTAGATCAAATAATAAATCGGCGGACACCTGGGTAGGATCGCACTGGCATCCCACAGTTATTCCGGAACGTATATTAAACGCCGGCAAAGTCATAGTTATTACCAGTGAGAGATATGCCAGTAGATTATTATTGTTTATAAGATTAGTTTATGGGATTATCAAACTAGGAAAAGGGGTAGCGCCATGGGACACCGAACTTGGCGTACAGATCAACGATGAGATCAAACAAGCAATACTAGCAGGCGGATTTGACCTCAATGATCCATTAGATGACTCTTTAATGTTTGATCTGTTTCGTGATAAATTAGATTTTTTCCTACGCCACTTTGAAAATAGGGTAGGGGACCTATCAGCTAATAATATATGGAGGCCACATCCATTATGCCAAAATGTGGAATTTGAAGATATAGTAAATGGTAATTTTGTAAGAGACAACAATTTAAATATCGAAGTATTCAATTATTGGAAAAGTATAAATTCTTTTCTATATCAAGAACCCGATCAAAAGTTAAAAGAGTATTTCGATAATTCTTTACTCTAGCTGGTGGCTTAATGTTGGTAGTTAATTAAGGTAGAAATTTGTTTTTTACCGCTGGCGCTTCGCGCTGGCTTCGGGCCGTTCTCCTCCCCAAATCACGTCAAGAAAAAACCCAGGGGGTTTAAACCTGGGCTTTTCTATACTTGGCCATGGCAAGCTGTCGGGCCAGCCATAATCTAAACTTTACATGATCCGATAGTTCTTCATCAACTACCTTACCAAACTGCTCAGCTTGACGATTACGGCCAAGGGTGACTTCATCACTGAATTCAAAGTCACTGTCCTCTAGACCTCCTGGATTACTTCTTGGCTGCGTCTTTCTTGTCGTCTTTCTTAGCAGGCTCACTTTTGGCAGGCGTTGCTGGCGCAGCCACGGAGGGTGCGGCTGCTGGAGCGGCTGCGGCTGGTTTAGCAGGTGCTGTGGCAGCTGGTTTGGCTGCGTCTTTCTTTTCTTCTTTCTTAGCTGGTTCAGCGGCAAAAGCAGTAGCGGACATGGCCAATGTGGCGATTAGGGTAGCAATAGTTTTCATTTTGAGTTTCCTTGGTTTGTTTAATACAAGAATTATCCCTGTATACATATATAACGCAGTAGCCCGGAAACTCGTTGACAGGATTGGACTAAATAAAAAAATATAATACATACTCTGCTTTTAGCACTCTCATTGTATGCCAAAAATAAAAAGTAACATACAATGACTATTAGAAAGCTGGAAACCAAAGCAGTTCGAGCCTCAATTGGCACATATATTGGGCGAGCAGGTGAAATAACCTTTGACTCTGCAATAGGCGCACTTAAACTATCCAACGGTGTAACTCCGGGCGGCATAGCAATCACAGAACCTACAGTAATCAACACAGGAGACAATCGTTGGTATGTCGATCCCAGCAGAACAGACATAGATCCTGCCGCATCAACTGGCAATCTCAACAACCCATTCCTTACTATCACAGCCGCATTGGCCTATATTGAAGCACGTATAGCAGACGGTTCATTGAGCAACTTTAATCCAACTGCCAATATTGTTCTAAATCCACAGTTTATCGTATTGACCAGTTCGACTATAGAAGATGTAAACTTAACTCGCGGGCACATTTATATTGTAGGTGATACTCCAGATGCTGGACACGTGCCTATTTGGATCCAAGGACATGTAACTATCACTCCGGGCGGTGCTACCAAGGCCGTAAATGATTTTGGCCTGTTCCATGTGGCTGTATTACCCACTGGCAACTTCCACGGTGTTAAGGTAACTGGCTCTGCGGCTTGCCGTGTGTACTTGGAAGATGTTTATGTTTATCAAGGTACTAACGGTTATAGCTGTGTGTATCAAGACAACAGTGATGCGACTACTAAACTAGAACTGGTTGACTGCCACACTAGTAGAGCCAGTGGATCAACATTTTTAGTAGATATACAAAGTGCTTACTGTAAGATTACTAATCTTGAAACTAACGGTCAAGGGCAAGTATTAAACTTTGCTAACTCAGCAACTGGCACTATGATGTCCAGTACGATTGATGCTAGTGTTGGCGCAGTTATTACTCTAAGCGGAACTGTACAGTTTGGTATGGGTAATTGTATTCTAAACAATACAAGTGCTGGAGCAAATAGTTACGGGGTTAGCATGAGTGGAACAGCCAGTATGCAGTTTGGTGTGTGTACATTTAACATACCAGTCGCACAGGCAACCAATCGTGCTATCAACGGTGTGGCTGGTAATGTGGTATTATACTCTGGACCCATTTTCCAATACGGATCTACAGATAAGATATCAACAGCAATAACATTGATTGCTTTAGACACTACGTTTACCGCAGTTTAAAGTTATTTTATACTCAAACTTTGATCGTGCAGATCACCGATCATTTTCATTAGTTTTTCTATGATTTTACTGTTACGTAGGGTCTTGTATACTAGGTTCTCAATACCGTATTCTCCGGAGTGTTTTAGGCCTAATTTGCGGTAGTTTCGAAGCATTTTTAATACTTTTCGGCCGGTTTCGAGGTCGTTTGATTCGATGGCTTTACCTATGACTGTTCCCCATATTTTACTCATTCTTATGATCTCAGCGGAGTCAATTTCTTCAGGTTGGCTGTTGGGTTTTACCTTCCAACCGCCCTTGCCCAAACTATATGTGGCACTGACTGCGGGGAAGTTTGAGTCTTCTATGTAGACTTCTACAGGAACACCGTGTATGCTGATATCGTATTGTTTCTTGTAAAGCAGGCGTTTGGTATCAAATAACTCAGCGGCTTCTCTATCACAGTTCACAGTATCAAAGTCTACAATGATATGCAGATCTAGATCGCTGTGTTTGGTATAGTAATAGCCCAGTTGACTACCTGTTAGCACTAAGTCTTTGACTTCAAAAGGCACTTCAACATATTCAACAAAGTCCTTGGCTATCTTTAGCAGAGCCATTTTAACTTCTGGTCGTAGTTCTTCATCCTGCCACAGCAAAGGATTAAGTTCGTTGTGATGTTCAAAACCCAGATCTAACTCAAGTATACGCATAGATATATATTTATAAGTTAAATATCGATATGATTGAACAGAATTACCGAGGCTACTTATTAGCCGCACATCCTAAAAGACCTGACCCGCATCTACGCAAAGGTGTCATGTTAGTACTTGACCACGATAGTTCAGGTGCTATTGGATTACAGATTAATAAACCTTTTAGCAACAATGTTAGTTTTAACACTGTAATGAAGACTGTGGGATTACCTAATCCCATTGACCAACCATTGTACAATGGAGGGCCAGAAGCTACAAACCGAATACACGTTATACATAGCTTAGATTGGTATAGTTCCAGCACAACTAAGATCACTGACCAAATTGGAGTCAGCAATGACATCAGCGTGTTAGCCGCTATATCAGAAGGACAGGGTCCAGAATATTTTAGAGTAGTGGCAGGTTTTGCTAGATGGTTGCCCGGACACCTTGACGGAGAAATTATAGGTGAAGATCCGTGGAATATCAATCATACTTGGACCTTTATACCCGCTGACATTGATATATTATTTGGTCTAGATGACATAGACCAATGGCATAAAATTATTGCTGAGAGCGGACGTATGCAGGTTTCTACCTGGTTTTAATCTCGTTCGCTGTTTAATCCAGCAAGGATATTTCTAATATCCGCAATACCTTTAGTGTGCTTAGATTTAACAATGCTTACTCCCTGTGTGGGGTCAATTGGAGTAATCTCACCAGTCTCTGGATCTGTTGCAGTATTCACAGTACTAGTCCGTTTTAGTCCTGCATACACACTGCTGGTACCACCATTATTCTGTCGCTGTTGATTAAAACTGCCTTCTTGTTCATCTTCGCCTAGATCAGTGATACGTAGTGTTTCTACATTAAACTCTAGATCAACTTTCTGTCCTACACCACTACTACTACGTGTTTTCATAAACTGTATTTGATAACGTCCACGTTCTTTCATAGCACGTGACGTAAAGATACCTATAACATTATCTGCTGTCATAATCTTACTCAAACCACCCGAGATGTGGCTGTGATCAAATTCAATTTCTTCAACTGCTGAACGATTTAACTGACTGGCTGTAACAGTAATACATTGGGTCTCCATGGCCAAGTTACGAATCTCCTCTGACACATACTTGTCCTTGACAAACAAATCACTTGGGCTAACTTTAACACTCAGCGGCATCATCAAGTCCAAATAGTCGATTAGAATAACGTCGGGCTTACACCCTTTCTTAACTTGATACTCTTTCAAATACGCACGAATGTCGTTACAGTTCTTACCGCTTGGCATATACTTGACCTGCAGGTTACCCGCCTTCTTGCCCAGCATCTTAACTTTGAGTTCAACTTCGTCAATGCTCTTGAATACTTCACGAGTGCTAATACCAGTCATCATAGAATCTAAACGCATAGATACTAGACCTTCAGCTAATTCAAATGTAAGATACAATACATTAAGTCCTTGAAGTGCCCAATTACATCCTAGATTTGCCAAGAACAAACTCTTGCCACCACCGGATCCTGCACAGAAAATGTTTAACTCACCGCGGTTAAATCCACCATACAATTTCTTATCAATGCTGGGCCATCCTGTGCTAATCTGCCCATTACCATCTTTAAGTTTATTAAGACGAGCCCTAGGATCTTCAAAGTAATCTGTACCCATGTCCTTGTTCAAGCTGATCTGAATAGCGTCCTTGATCAGCTTTTCAACTGGTCCGTAGTCTCCTGCTTCTAATAGGTCACTAGAATCAATGATGGCTCGCTCTAGGCCCTTATGTCGACTAAAGTTTTCAAACTCATTCATTAGCCAATCATAATTTTCTTTGGGTAACTGCACTGGATTTAAATCAGATCCTGTGCTAGCATTAACAATATTTGCCTCGGGCATTACCTTATATTCATCTACATATTTGTTGATAAATGTTGCAATGTCTTGCAGTCGTTGGTCAAAGTTTAGAGGGTCAAAAATGTTTTGGCAGCGGACAAATGTCTCTGCATCGCTCATAAACATTTCGAGATATAGTTTCTGAATGTCGTAGTTGTAATTTGGTTTAGGTGCTTTTTCTTTAGTCATCTTTTAGTGCTTCTAGTTTTTTCTTCATTAGATTTATTTTTATCTCTCCCGACACCCTATAGTGCAGGATTGTGGTTAGTACGTATAGGCGTCCGTATTTTTGTACTGCATCTGCAACGTCTTTAATATCGTCACTCCAGGGCGGCAAACTGGCACTCCAGCCGTTGTCTATTGCGGCTTTAAGTAGTTTAGCGCCTGGTCTATCTTTATCGGGTACTACAATTATTTCTCTAGCTAAAGCATTTATCCTAGTAACTTGGGCTTCGTTAGGTTCATTGGTCATTATGCTGACACCATCTATAGCAATAGCATCAAACTGGCCTTCGGTGACTATGACAAACTTTCTATTGTAGTCTTGTGAGTCTATATTAAACACATAACCACTTTGACTATCTGTTAGATACTTTGGTTTGCCGTCGGTAATTTTTCTTCCTGTATAGCCCACCACTTTACCATCTTGATAGAAAGGAATCAGTACTCTATCTTTATATCCTGCTGTAGGACTCCACATCCAATTATACCAATCTAGTGTCATGCCTCTACCTAGAATGTATTCTACTATTTTACCAATGTCTTCTGCTATGTCTGGCAAGTATGCAGTATTAATCCAATCCATTACTGACATTGTACCTTCAGGCAAGGACCTTTCTAGTAGTGTTAGATTAAATGTTTTCTTAAGTACTGGCTGATCATCTTTGATCTTCATAGTGGCCAGATTAAGTTTTCCTATATCCATTTCACTCATGCCAATCCATTGGAATAAGTTTCTTGTATTCTTGCTTAATAGTTTACCTGGCGTCCAGCCTGCGGCAAATCCACAATTAAAGCAGTGATAAACAAATCCGTCTTTATCTAACTTCACACCACCACGAAGTCGGTCGTCTTGGCGCTCGCCTCTATGAGAACAACACGGCGCATTGAAACTTGTCCAACCACCTGTGGTCAGTTTTCTTTTTGGAGGCAATAATGCTAATAATGCAGATTGTATATCATTCACATATACAGTTTAACTTCTGTAGAGGATTTTGTCAACTGTTCCGGAGAACGCAGTATTTCTATTGTCCGCATCAGTAGGTCCTCGGGTAGGAACGTGTTTAATTCGAATATATGAATATACCCCATTAAAATTAGCATAGCCAATTCCGGTATAACCGTTATAGGTTAGAGTGCTGACCACAGAATAGTTTCCACTGCTACCCGGAGTGTTGTCCAATGTAGCTTCCACGTAAACAGTGCCTTTGTAAGCTGTCATATAAATGGCTACTGTATGTAATGCAGAGTTTCCATTAAATGCTGGATCTGCATAAAGGTTACCGCTAAAATTTTCATATAGGCTAATTCCATCGTTCCAGACCGGATTGAATGTAGTAACTGAAACACTGTCTTTAAGCACTGGATTCACATCATTACTTAAATGCAGGGTACCGGCCATTCCATAATAAGTATTTGAATATGCAGGAGCGTAACTACCATCGGATCCTAATAATTTGACACTATATTGATAGCTAGACCTATCCAAGTCTAGTGTATCGCTTTCGTTAAGAGTTAACAGGGCTAGGCCGCGTGTAGAAGTAGTACCAAGATCTAAAATGTCTAATCCTTTTTCTACTATCAGTCGTTGATTAATTGCGTCAAACATACTGAATACAAATGTTTGGGTATTGTAAATTCTAACCTTTTTCTGATCGCTGTTTTTAAACTGGACTTGAACTTGGTTCTTAATCCCTTTTTGTATTTTCAAGTCTCGTTGATACATAACCTGGTTAACTCCCCTAGTAGTTGCGTCCAAATCTAATATAACGGCGAGAGTATTTGGATATAAATAGATTGGTAAAATTTGCATAAAGTATTTATTTAAAAATAATGAGAGAACAGTTTCAAGAAAATTTCCCCTTTATATCTTGCGTTAAATCCAATGATAAAGAATACGTCGGCATCGTCATCAACTTTGATGATTATATTGCCAGCATCTATGATATATCGATGATATTAGGTGAAACTGAACGCACACTATTTTTAGAAATGGGTGAGATTTGGTGGTGGGAAAGCAATCGTAAAATACCCATTAACATTTTTCTAAAATCTGAAATGCAGATATTCAGGCCATTTATTAAAACGTTTAATGCTAAAGATGCAGAATTAGTCTTTGGGCCAACTGTCAATCTCAGCGAAATTGCTGAGAAACGTATAAAAAGAAAATCAATTCAACTAGTAAGATCAGTTAAGAGTATCCGTAACTGATACCCTCACAAATTAAATTCATCTGCACTACTACCGCCATAGCATAGGCCACTGCATGAGCCTTCTTAAAGTAGTATTCACCGTCAGTGGGTTTCGTCCAGATCGTCTCCATAACCGTATTCCAACTCTCCCCAATCAATTGTCTCTTGGCGGGTCGTATCATAGCCAAAACGGCCGCTAGCTGGAGTATACTCCTCGGCTTCATCTGCCTCAAAATGCTGCCGTGTCCGTTGACGTGAAATAGTAAACTGCTGAAATCGTCCTGCTCTAAAAGGTCCCATAGTGGCTCTGTTTCCATTAAAGTTTTGAGATGCTCTTCATCTCGTATATCTTTATATATGCCTACATTCAAAAAATCTATCTTAAAGTAGCCTCTATCTTCGGCTTTTTTATATTCTACACTAGCTGTGTCTGTTAACGGATTATACGGTATAGCATGACAATATACACCAGTATTGTGCTTTTTAAAAGTATCATTTTCTTTCATTGCCGCAGGGACATGTTGGATAACGTCCAATACTTTTCTTCTATCAGCAAAGTCAATATCAATATCCGGCATTTCTAATCTCGTCGTATGATGGTGCGTAGTTACCGCGGTGTTGAACAGTAATACCTGCGGCTATGTTAGCAAATATTATAGCTTTTTCTATGTCTTTTGTAAAGAGGTATTGAGTAACTAACGCTGCCATAAAGGTATCTCCGCAACCACATACATCCATAACTTCTACTTTTGTAGTAGGATATACATCACCGTTGTGCATAGCACCTCTACTACCTAACGTAACAATTAAATTGTCGTGTTTGGAACTTGAATTGTTGAATTCCATCTCGTTAATTTTAACATACGTATCTGGCATATTAAACATATTTAGGTCATGTTTTTTAGTGTCGATAAACACAGGGCATTCAGAATTTTTAATTAGGTGTATTATATCCATGTAAGATAAAAATCCTTTATTGTAGTCTGATACAACAATAGCATCATAATGCTCTAACGGAAATGGAGTATCCCCACTCCATCCTGTTATTTTTGGTTCGTCGTCTACACGTAACAGATGTTGTCCTGATCTTTCATCAATGAATCGAGTTTTTGTAATAGGGTCGTTGTTGGTTACAAAATCTGCAGAAATATTTAAATTGATTAGATTAAGATTAACATTTGAAGCCATGCCAGGTACATCATAAGTATCAACAATTTTTAACACGGGCACAGGAGCCTCTGGACTTATCCTGTCCACGCTACCAATATTATACCTATCGGTACAAGTATCACCGATCAGTAATACGTTGAATAATATTTGTTGTTGAGTATCCATCTACTAGTTCCACTAATTTAATTTCTTTACAATGCTCGGCACCAACAATACGTTTGCCTTCATAATCTTTGCCCTTGACCATTATGTCAGCTTGATACATTTCACAAATCTGTTCTAGGTCTTTTTCAGAATTAAATGTCCATACAGCATCTACACATTTTAATCCCTGAAGCATAAATGCTCGATCGTTTTGATTGTTAATAGGTCTATTAGCACCTTTAAGTTCTTTTACTCTTTCGTCAGTGTCTATACACACTAGAAGAAATTCTCCTAGACTTTTTGCATGTTCAAGTAATTCAACATGACCGCGATGCAGTATATCAAATGTACCATTGACTATAATTTTCATTTTTGACTATCGCCTTTTCCTACACGATAATTGTCTTCTACGCTATCTGGCGTAGAGACTTCGATAACTGTGCCTGCTTCAACGCACTCTAATTGGTGTGGCATGCAAGGAGTATTATGCCACACACCACCGTCACGTAATTCTGTTTCGTGTAGTTCAGCGGTAGCAGTATCAATCCAACGAACAATAAACTTACCTGATTGTATATACCAAGTTTCTTCTTTGTCTTTATGGAAGTGCATACTAAACTTTGCACCTGCATTAAAGTTCATAAACTTACCGCAGTATTTGTCGTTAGTTGCCCAAATCAATTCACTGCCCCAACCTTTTTCTACAAATCCTTTTAATCTCATAGTTCTCCGCTTTCGGCCAATTTTAGCATTAGACTGTAATGTTCATATGCTTTTTTTACTGCTGCATATTTGTTATACAAATATTTCTCGTGTTCTTTCTGTTCCATAATCATTTCAAACATATGATAATGACCTTGCTTTTTCATATTATTAAAAACCTGCGCTTCAAAATCTGCAATACGTTCTAATTCACTTTCTGCAATCTCTACAGTATACAAGGGTTCACTATCAACTACAATATCTTCATATACTCGATTAAAATCCATAGGATCTCTAAAGTAATTTATATTAACTTTATGATATCGACTTGCTCGTTTGTTTGTATCGAGTACTCGGATTTGATGTTGTTCACAGAACTGTTTTATATTTTCCATACTTATATGTATACTTTATCATCGCCGCCTGCTGGAGTTTTTACTCCAATGACAAACGATGGTTCTAGGTAATTCGAATCGTTTATTTCGCCTGGCTCTAAAACAATAACATCACCTGCAATATACTTATTGCCATGAATGATACAGCTCCCTGAAATTATGAGTAATGTTTCTGTACATTTGATATGATAATGAGCTTTGATAGGTCCAACTGGTTCCGGAGTGTAACAAACTTCTGCCAGATCTGTTTGAACGGCTGCTTCCGGAAATGATCCCACAAACCAGCCCCTTGCACCTGTATTTTTTAATTTAAAATGTTTCATGACCACCTCAATATAAACATTGTAGCATCCTTGGGGTCTTTGAACAACCACTGCCCTTTTAGCAACTTATAGTCACCTTGGGCATTGAGGTGAATCCATTCTGCTGTTTTGGTATACCAATCACTAGGAGCGCCATACATCATCGCCATGTCTGTGAATCCAGGATTAACTTTAGTTTGTATCCACCCTTCATCTTTAAGTACATCAATCATAAGATCATCTAATAGTTCTTTATCAATCTGGTCTGCCATTCGTTTTGCCAAATTATCTAAAATGTCATCTTGTAAACTACGAGACATTGCCCGCTTACTTGCAAATCCGGTCATGAAGCATATCTTAATGCAAACAAGGTTGCTAACTTTTCTTCGTAAAAGGTAAAATTAGTAAACCCTTTAACATCACCGATCATAGGATCCCAACGAGTTCGATGAAATGCAAAATCAAAATCTTTACCTTGTACCAAACCGCTAGCACGTAGTTCTTTGACTATGTCTATTATAGAACCTGGATCTTTATCTAATAATTTAATCACGGTCATTTGACTCCTGCCTCTGCAAGTATCTCTTTAACAAGTGCTACATCTGCGGGGAATTCTTTAAATTTCTTTAACCAATACTTAAGGTCAAATGCAGGTTCAATCATTGCCAATTGTTCGTCATTCATCTTACCTGCCATGTCTTTACCTGAATTACAATTTAACAAAACCCAACAACTGATCTTGCCGTTGACAATATCATGGACTGCTTTATTAAGACTGACATAGTTAAAGTAATGTGCAAAATTTGCATTATGATCATCACCCCATTCCATCATTGTCTGCAAGGTCCGTTGTACTGCGGCTTCAACTGGTTCTACTTTAAGCATCTCAAATAGATACTGTTCATAGAGTTCATCCCTGCACCAATGATCTAACTTAACACCACTCTTAATAACGAAGTCAATAAACTTAGTAGGATATAATGGATTTACATTGTTAACAAAACTACCAAATTTTACAAAGGCATTGTAGTAAGCAGAGTTGCAAAAGTGGTCATAGTTCTTAAGAACTTTGTTGCCTTGTGTAAGTTGATAGAATCTATTATAGGCCATAAATCCTGCCTGCACTCGCTTCTCAGTCTCTTGTAGAGCTCGGCGTTTCCTTTCGCACATGTGAGCAACAAGAGTCTTTTCTTTCATAAAACTCTTACTACAATGTACACAAATAAAGGGCTGTTCCACAAGTGCTATCATTGATATTCTTTTCTATCTTTTTTATCAAAACCCATTTTATCAAACAACTCTAGCTTCTCTTCATCTGTCATTACACTGGCCAGCAATTTAATCTCATCCATCTTATATGTTGGATGTAGGATAGCCAACAACTTTTCAAACTTGTCAAAGTCTGCTTTCAGGGCTGGCAAGTAAGGATGATAGCTTTTAATGCCTGCGCCGGTGGCGGCATACAATAACCACAACAACTTCTCATGATTCTTACTTAGCATCCAATGGTGTTTATTAACCATCTCATTGGTCATTTCAACAAACCATTCTTGAATCTCTCTGTCATTAGATCCAACACTACTAACAAATCTTAGCAATACATAAGGACTAAACTCTTTTAATTCTGCGGCTGTGAGATTGTCGTAGAATTCATAGTTCTTATTGTCAACGGCAGACAACACCTTAGTTAAATCAAGTGCCCGTTTCTTTGGTTCTTTTTTAGGTTTTGTTGTTGCCATGATCTTTACTTAAATGATATACTGTCATTAATTTGTCTAATGCGATTTTTACAGCAGGATTAGTTTCTGCAAGTTTTTGTATCTCTTGCCATTCACCCCATGCACCGAGTGTAGTGCTCGGAGAACCACCGCCAATACCGAGACCGCCATTAGAATCAATACGCATTACTTCTTGCTTTCTGAAAAACTTCATACCGGATGCCAATCTACTGTTTCCTTGTTTTTGCTTAAATGATATATTATTATACACTGTTCCATGGCTTTTTGCAAGGCTGGGTTTGTCCGAGCTTCACGGCGTATATCTCCCCAAAGTTTATCTTCTTTTATATGCTCGTATAGTGGACGACCATCAGGTGTTCTCGGATCTACTTTATTCTCATATTGATAGCCAATTAATTTTCTCGATTGAACTGGAGCACCTATTTCTCTAGCGTAAATTTCTTCACCATTCCGTTCATAGATGTATGTGGCACCCGGAGTTAGTGTTCCCATATTTTACCAGCACCTAGTATAATCTACAATTTCACTTTGACGACTAACTTCTTTAACAAAATAAGCACACATTGGTTTGTTACCGCCAATTAGTGGAGTGCATAAAAGTTGTCCAGGTTTCATTTTGGGAAAATACCATTTAACGTCTGGATAGATGTCTATGATATCTATCTCATGAAATTCTGGCCTAAATCCACTAATAGGATTAAAACAATAGGTCTTAAATCCACGATCATTTAAACTGGTTAAAGGTAACACTTCCATGGCAGGTCCTTCTGGATCACCGACTATAGTACACCAATCTAATGGCATAGTAAGGTCGTATGGTCCAATCTTTAATACAGCAGCCGGGCCTGTAAAACTTTCAAGGAAGATAAGAGGAATAAAGAAATAATCAGGATTTTGATTATCACTATTGTCAAGTACTGAGAATCTTAAATCCTCATCTACTTCCTCTGGTAGATCATTCAGATAGAATGTTTTGTTTTCTAATGTTAAAATTTGCATTATTGATATTTCACTTTTTGTATTTCAAACGGATATTTGGCTTCTTTATAAAACTTCTTACGTTCAGTAAGATGCCTCTTCGCGTACTTTGTAGATGCCGTAAGGTCCCAGATCTGGACGAAGTCCTTGTCGTCTGCTTTTCTAATGCCTCGCCCAATGCTTTGTATAACTCTGACAAAGCTCTTTCCGGGCTCAAGAAGAACCATATTAAAAATACGGGGGATATTAATACC